TGGTGGCGAAGCATGACCCGTGCGCGGTGGTGATTGACCCGACGGGGCAGGCGGGGCATCTGGCGGCGGAGGTTGAGGCGGCGGGGGTGGAGGTTTTGAAGCCGACGCCGAGGGATGCGGCGCAGGCGTGCGGCCAGTTTTTCCAGGCGGTCACCGATTCGGGGGATATCCGGCACCGCGGCGACCCGCCGCTGGTGAAGGCACTTGGGGGGGCGCAGTCGCGGCCGTTGGCGGATGCGTGGGCGTGGGCGCGGCGGAATGCGGCGACGGACATCAGCCCGTTGGTGGCGGTGACTTTGGCGGCGTGGGGTCATGCGTTGCGCGCGCCGGTGACCGACGTGGGTGTCTGGGTTTTCTGAGGCCGGGCCCCACGGTCCGCCGGGCGCCTAAACCAGCGGAACATTCGGCGCATACCACGCACAGGCCCAGCAGGGCCCGGCCAGGTCAACACGTTAGCAAGGGAGGCCGCCGCCCAACTCGGCCTCGACCATTCGCCTGCACAGAGAACGGGCACCAGCTTGTGTCGCAGCCGGCTGGTCAATTCGGAGGATAACTCATGCGCTTGCCTGTGATCCTCCTTGCCTGCTCCCTGCTTGGTGTGGTCGGCGGTGCGTGGCTGATCGGCCGGTGGGCGGTGGGGTGCGCGGTCATCTTCGACTCGTTGTGCGCTGCCGCTTACGCGGTGTGGGGGTACGACGACGGGCACGACGCGCAGCAGCCGCAGGCGGTGGAACTGCCGGCAGTGGATGTTCTTGAACGGGCCCGGCGCGCGTCATGAGCCGCATAGTGCCCATTGACCCTGCGAAGCGGCCGTCCCCCCGCCGTGTCGCTTCGGCGACGTTCGTCGTTGCTATCGGCGGCTTGCTCAGGTCCCTGGCCGAGTGCGAGAACCTGCCACAGTCAGTGATCGATGCCGCCGATGAAGTCAGGCAGGCGCTTGTAGGTCTCGGCGGCCGGGATGTGGGGCCGCCCCCGTGACCCGGTTGTGGGACCGGCTCACCCACCGCGCCGGGTACTGGGAGGGGATGGCGTCCGGCGCCGCGGTCCTCACCACCTCCTACAGCAGCCTGAAGCCGAACCAGGAAACCCTTCCGCCGCAGCTGGGCGCGTACGCGCAGCAGGCTAACGGCACGTCCACGGTTGTGTTCGCCGCGGAACTGGCCCGCATGTCGTTGCTGTCGGAGGCGACGTTCCAGTGGCAGGCCAAAGACGACAAGCACCTGTGGGGTTCCACGGCCCTGGGGAAGCTGGAGACCCCGTTCGGCCCTGAGTCCACGTCGGGGGACCTGCTGAAGCGGGCGGAGCAGGACGCCGGGCTGATGGGGCAGGCGTACATCTGGGACGCCCCGGGCGAGGACCGGCTGGTGAGGTTGCGGCCGGACTGGACGACGATCGTCTCCGAAATAGTGCACGCGTCCGGCGGGTGGTACCGGCGGAAGATCGGGTACTACTGGGAGCCGCCGAAGGGGCTGCTGGATCAGGGCGACGGGTTCATGGTCCCCGCGGAGGAGTGCGTCCACTGGGCGCCTATCCCGGATCCGGCGGCGGACTTCATGGGCATGTCGTGGCTGACCCCGGCGATCCGTGAAGTCCAGGCTGACCAGGGCATGACCCAGTACAAGATCAAATACTTGGAGCATGCGGCGACGCCGAACCTGCTCATCAAATACAGCCAGAAGCTGGCCCCGGGGACGGTGGATGCGATCCGGGAACGGGTCACGGCCCGGTACGGCGGCGTCGACAACGCGTTCCGCACGCTGGTCCTGGATCAAGGCGCTGACTCCACGGTCGTCGGGCAGGGCCTGGGCCAGATGGACTTCGGGACGGTGTCCGCGGTGGGGGTGGAACGCATCCTCGCCGACTCGATGGTCCCGGGTGTCCTGGTCGGCCTGGAACCGCTCCGCGGCGCGGGGCGGGGCTACCAGGAGTCGATGCAGAAGTTCGCCAACTTGTGGGCGCGTCCGCAGTGGCGGTCGCTGTGCGGGGCCCTGTCGCAGCTTGTGGACGTCCCGCCGGGGAACCGCCTCTGGTACGACACGGCGGATGTCGCCGCCCTGCAGGACGGCATCTTGGAACGCGGGCAGGCGCAACTGGTCAACGCGCAGGCGTTGCTGGCTTTGGTGCAGGCCGGGTACACGCACGAGTCGGCTATTGCGGCGGTGGAGTCGGCGGACTTGTCCAAGTTGCAGGCCGGTGGCCTGGGGACGCCGGCGACGTCGAACCCGGTGCAGCACATGCTCCCGCAGCAGCAACCGGGTGCGACCGCGTCGCCGTTGCCGCCGTCGATGCCCCGTTTGGGCATCGGCCCCGCGAGCGTGGGCGACGGCGGGGATAACTCCCGGCCGACCCCCCGCCCGTCGGCGGGACGGCGGTCGCTGACCGGGGCGAACGGCGGTGGATGAGCGGTCGTTCCACGCCGCGTTGCGGGCGGCGGGGATGCTCACCAACCCGGGCGGCACCGAACGCCTCCACGAGTACTGGGTCCACGGTCCCGGCGCCGCCAAAATCCGGTGGGGCGCCCCGGGGGACTTCGACCGGTGCGTGCTGCACCTCAGCAAATACCTGCGCGACGCAAAGGGTTACTGCGCCAACGCTCATCACGCCGCCCTCGGCATCTGGCCGGCGACGCACGCGAAGGAACTCAAGGGAAGGTCCGGCATGGCGACCGACACCAAGAAGCCTTACGGCGACGTGACCTACGCCGACCCCAAAAACGGCAAATACCCCATCGACACGGAGGCTCACTGCCGCGCGGCTCTTGCATACATATCGATGCCGAAGAACGCGGCCATGTACCCGCTGAACGGGGTCACCCTGGGCGAGGTCAAAGACCGGATCATTGCGGCGTGCAAAAAGTTCGGCATCGACGTGTCCGACGGCGACAGCAGCAGCTCATCGAGCCGGGCGGAGTCGCTGGCCCCCTACTGCCGGTCGTTCCCCCTCGAAGACATCTCCATCCGCTCCGGCGGCGACGGCCGCACCGTCGAAGCGTACGCGGCGGTGTTCGGCGTCACCGCCCCGGTGCGGGACCAGGACGGCGAGTACACCGAGGAACTCGACCCGGCGTGTTTCAACCGGGCCATCTCCGACGCGAAGCCGCAGGGCTCCCGCCGGGGCTGGAAGATCGGCGTCTTCTACAACCACGGGATGACGATCACCGGCGCCCCCTCCGACCGGCACTCGATGCCCGTCGGGAAAATCTTGGACATCAAGGCCGACTCCCGGGGCCTGTGGACGGAAGTCCGGTACAACCGGACCCAGCTCGCCGACGAGGTGCTGGAGAACATCCGCGAAGGGTCCATCCCCGGGTACTCGTTCCAAGGGCATTTCCGCCGGTCGTCGCCGCTGATCCCCCGCGGCGGGTTCCGCCGCAACTACCGCACCGGCGAACTGCCGCACGTCCGCCGGATGGAATCAACGTTGTTTGAGCTCGGCCCGACCCCGATCCCCGTGTACGAGCAAGCCGCGGTGATGGGGATGCGCGCGGACCAGCTGGTCGGTGCGATGCTGAACGACCCTGACGCGGCGATGCGGATGCTCACCGCGTTCCGCGACGGCGCTCCGCCCGATGAGGTGGACTCGCTGCCGCCACCCGGCGCTCCCCAAGAGGGGGACTCGCCCGCCGAGGACTCGCGCCCGCGCCCGCGTGCGCGCTCCGGTCGGTCGATCCGGGAGCAGATCCAGGCCAACACGGCCCTGCTGCTCCAAGGGCAGCATCGGAGATAGAACGTGACCGCAGTAGACAACGAGCCGCAGCTCTCCGAGGAAGAGCAGGCGGCGGAAAAGGCCCGGCTGAACGAGCTCCGCGGCCGGTACCGGACCCTCCCGGACATGGAAGCCCGTCAGCGGGCCATCGCCAGCGAAGAACTCCCCAAGCTCACCAGCCTGTCCGAACCGGACGAGGCGGACCTGGCGTGGCAGGAAACGCTGATCCAGGAGCATTACGACCTGGAGAAGCTCGCCGCCCCGTTGAAGCGCCGGGCCGAGCAGATGGCCGCGATCGCGAAGGCGCACGCCGACCCGGCGAACCGGGAAGAGCCGGCGCCGACACGGACGCCGGACCTGCAGACCCGGAACGTCGCCGGGCAGGACCCGTTCCGGGAACTGGACCGGGTACGCCACGGCCTCGTCGAACCACGGGAAATGCGCGGCCGCGCGTTGGACGCCATCGAGTACTACTCGACCCGCGGGGACCTGCGGGACGAGTTCGCGGAGAACGCCACCCAGATGGCCCAAACCCAGTACCTCGGGCAGTCGAACGTGGCGAAGCACCTGCTGGAAACCGGGTCGCAGGAGTATTACGACACGTTCCGCGAGTACCTGGCGGACCCGTCGCGGGTGTCAGCCCGTGCATCACTGACCCTCACCAGCGCGAACGGCGGGTACCTGCTCCCGTTCGTACTCGACCCCACGATCATCCTCACCAACGCCGGCTCCGCGAACCCGTGGCGGCGGATCAGCAACATCAAGCAAACCACCAGCAACACGTGGAACGGGGTCAACTCCGCCGGTGTCACCGCTGCGTGGCTCGCTGAAGCAACGATCGTCGTGGACCAGGCCCTCACCGTCGGCAACGTCGTCGTGACCCCGTCGAAGGCTGCAGCGTGGGTGTACGGCTCCTACGAAGTGCTCGAGGACACCGACTTCGGCCAGCAGCTGCCAAGGTTGCTGGCAGATGCCAAGGACCGGCTCGAAGAGGCGGCCTTTGCGGTGAACACCACCGCGGGCATCCCCCTCGGTGTTGTTCCCGCCGCCACCACGGTCGTCACCACGGCGACCACCACGGTGATCGCACTGGCTGACATTTACGCCGTCCAGGCCGCGCTGCCCCCACGGTTCCGCAACTCGCCGAACGCCGCGTGGGTCGCCAATGTGTCCATTATCAATAGGATTCGCCAATTGGATACTGCCGGTGGCAGTTCATTTTGGACGAATTTGGGGAAAGGTCAGCCGGAGACTTTGCTCGGTGCGCCAATCTACGAATCCACATCAATGGTCGGCACTGCGGCCACCACCACCCTGGAAGCCATTTTTGGGGACTTCAGCCAATACCTGATAGTCGATCGCGTGGGGGTTAGTATGATTTATGATCCTCTCGTCCAGGGCAGCGGTGGAATTTTGCCCTCAGGTCAGGCCGGATGGTTCATGTTCTGGAGGGTTGGTGCCAACCTCACCACGGTGAACGCTTTCCGGGTCATGAAGGGCGCTTAACTCCAGGACGTGAAGCGCAGGCCGGGCGCCCGGCCTGCGCTTCACCAGGAAGGAATAGCCATGGCTGCCAGATACGCCACAGTCGGCGGGACATACACCCTCGCCTCCGGCGCGGTGGTCACCGTCCTGCCGGGGGAGACCCGCGACTCGGTCACGGATGCGACGGAGATTGCGATCTGGACGGCGAACTGGACAGCGACGGTGCCGACCGCGGCGAGCGTGGGGACGACGTTGTTCAACTGGGAGGCTGTGTACCCGAGAGGAACGGTGTGATGGCGCAGCAGGCGCAGGAGACGTTTTCCGCTTCGCCGGATGGGATTCCGGTGTTGGTGCAGCGGGGGCAGGTGTTCCCTGACAATCACCCGTTGGTGAAGCTGGACGCGGGGCGGGGGCTGTTGTTTAAGCCTTTGGACATTGACCTGCCGGAGAAGGAGAAGCCGTCCGGGCGGGCGGGGCGGGGCGCGGGAAAGGCGGCTGGCTGATGCCGTTGCGCAACGGTGACGTGATCTGGGAGACGGTCACGCCGGTCACTACCGCGTTGTCGCCGGTGCTGGGCCCGTGGGTGGAGACAACGGGGGTGACGCAGGCTTTGGGCTGGCTGGCGGTCGCTGGCGGGACGACGGTGGTGACGGTGGAGTACGGCACCGACGGGTCGACGGCGGACGCGGATTTCACGCCGGTGACGATCGCGGCGGGGGCTAACGTGCCGTTCAACTTGTACGGCCGGTTTGCGCGGGTGCGGATTGTGCAGACGATCGCGGACGCGACGAAAACGAAACTCTACTTGCAGGCGAAGGCGTGACATGGCTGAGCACGCGGTAGGCAACATGGTTGTCCTGACCGGCACGATCGTGGAGATCGACGGGGACGTCGCACGGGTGGCGGTGGACAGGGCTTTCACGCCGGGGGACACCATTGACGTGCGGCTCGGCAAGCTGCGTGATGACGGGGAATCCGATGAGGATGTGATCCGCCGGCTGATGGCGGAGGCGATGGCTCATCCTGGCCGCGTGGCGGTGGAAGGGAGCGCGTGATGGGTTTCACTGAACCGGACACCCCCCCGTCGGAGCCGGCGCAGATGCCGCAGGCGTCGATGCCGGGGATTGCCCCGGTGCCGTACCGGGGGCCGGATGAGTCGCCGGAGCCGCCTGTGTATGGGCCGCCGGATGTGACGTGGAACTTGCCGGCGCAGGATGTGCTGGCGGGCGCCCAGGGGGGGCTGTTGCAGGAATCCGGGTACGCTCACGACACGGGCGCGGGCCTGGTTGCCCCGTACTATCCGGGGCAGGTGTCGCCGGTGACGATGCCGGGGAACCCGGGCGCGGCTGGGGATATCGCGTCGGGGTCGGTGGCGGGGGCGGTGTCGAACGCAACCGGCCGGTACCTGAAGCACGAGGCGGAGACGCACCCGGCGGGGAGTTCGCTGGGTGACCTGCTGGGGGTGCCGGTGGAGACGGCGGGGAACTTCGGCGGCGCTTTCTATGACCCGCCACGAGACTATGGAGCGCACTGATGGGAATCACGCCTTCTGACAGCCCGTCGTCCCCGTCGAATTTCGCGATGGTGTCGCCGCATGGGCGGGGCCCGGCGGCGTATGACATTCAGGCGTCCCTGGCTGATGGGGAGATCGGGGCGGCGTTCGAC